TGTTCTAAATATCCTGGAAAAATAATTAAAGTTCCAGGTTTAGGTCTAAAATGAACTAGCTCTGTACCATGAAAGATACCTTTTAATTCTGGTTTCATTTTTAATTTAGTACATCTTGCACCTGTTCTTGGATCATGGAAAATAGGATAAGAAGTTTTATCAGAACATTTTAAAAAATAAAATCCTGATACATGCTGATTCCAATGGATGTGTGCTGAATGATGACCTCCTCCTTTTTTAGAAAATTCTTGGACCCACATTTCAGAAAACAAAGTTTGATATTGTTTCATATCGTAACCATGATGATCTAAAAATTCCCAAGATTTTTGTCCTATATAATTTCTTAAATCTATAAAATCGTTATCTCTTACTAAAGGGGTTGAATGGTGGGTAGTGCCAAAATCTTTATTAATTCTAATGTTTTTTTTATCTCTTTTTCTAGCTTCTTTAATATATTTGTCACTGGCTTTGTTTAATGATTTAACAAACTCTGGTTTTTCTTCTGACCAAATAGGGGTTTTAAAATAGTTGTTTATATACATTATTTAAATGGATAACCTAAATGCCATGCGACAAGTGAATATCTTGTTCCTGAAATTACTGGTTTAACTCTATGCCAAACAAAACTAGGAAAAACAATAATAGAACCTTTGGGTAATATTTCAGTTGCTTTTCTTAAATGTTTAGACTCATCTCTTTGCGGTGGATCATATTGTCTAAAGTCAAATTCTAATTCTCCACCAGAATATTCTGAACCATCAGTTAATTGACAGGTCATGGATAGTTTTCTAATCTTTCCATGAGCAGGAGTTTTGGGTTGGTCATAAACTTTCTCCCAACTATCACAATGCCAATCATAATATTGATTGAGTTTATATTTTGTAAATTGACAAGACTCTGAAAAATCCCAGTCAAAATTCCAACCTGCCTTTTTATTAGCTCGATGAACAAAAGGATGTATTTCTTTATAAATCCAAGGTTCACTCAACCAGACCAGATCGGAATTTCTTTTATATTTTAAATTTCTAACTTCATCTTTAGTTAAAGGTTTATTTTTCTCTCTCCCATAACCACCTGTGATCGCCATCGTTTCTTTTTTTTCTAACGCATATTTAATGACTTCATCACAGAATCTAGGAGTTAATGCAGATTTAAAATACCAAAAATAATTAGAAAGATTCATTAGTAATAGTTAAAATAAAGTTAAGGGAATCTTTTTGATTGTTAGTGATGTAATACATTTGCATAGAGGGGAACATAATAAATTGATTATTTTTTAAAGGAATATCCCAGCTTCTTCCTTTTCTTCTATTATCATCATAATGTATTCTAACACTACAATCTTTAACATTGACCCCATATAATAAGGTGTAGTCTGGAGCATTTCTAAGGTCGACTGGATCTATGTTAAGTAAAGGGACAGAAATTTCTTTGGGCTTATAAAAATTTCCCCATGTTTCTTTATTCACTAATTGAAATTCATATTCCAGATTAATGTGGTCTCTTAAATAAGTATTGAGTTTATTCCCTTCCCTTGAATAAGGAAATTTTGTATTGTTAATTTGGGATTTTAAAATGTCAGATTGAAGTTTATCTCGGTCTATTTCAAAACCTTTCGGCATTGTCACATCACCATAATATAATCCTATTTCTGATAATACTTTCTTCTTCATCTCCAGTCCCTTATAAAGGAGGAGATTTAAAATGTCAATATGATGAGATTAATTAGAGAGTTGTTTTATCCCAGGATTTAGCATCTTCATTCCACACATAATAAGTAGTAGCTGCTTTTTCTTCGTCGGTTAGATCGTCTGGTGCATCACCAATGGGTGAATGCCAACTCGCTGTTGTCGTATTTAATACCCACGATGCATAAGGTTTTTTATGGTAAAATATATTATTATCTTCATCCCAAATCTGACCTAGGCCTGCATAGTTTCCTCTTAAAGGTGTACCACCTAGTTTATGTGTACCACCAGATGTATTGTAAGATGTTTGAATCCACATTTGAGAGGGCCAGTGATGGAGTCTCTCTAAATATTGTTGTCCTACTGTTTCATCTTCAACGCCATCAGCGTTTAGTATATCACTATTATTTACTGCATGAACTCCAAGGACTTTTCCGTTTAAACCTATTTTTGCAAAGTGTGCCATATTAATTATTGAAATTTATACCTTATTGCTACTACGCCGTCTCCACCTGTTCCTCCATTTCCTGAGGGACCTCCTGAACCACCGCCGCCACCACCAGTAGCTGCAGTTCCGCTAACTCCTGGGCTATCTGGTGGACCAAATTCTCCAGCTCCACCTCCGCCAGCACCACCTGCACCGCCAGGGGGCGGAGAAGCAGGTTGACGACCACCGCCGCCACCACCAGCAAAATATCTTGTTGAACTAGCTGGACCTGGTGTTCCATAACTAGGGGCTGTTGGACCGAAAAAAGCATCTGCAATTGGACCACCATCGCCTCCTTTTCCATTACATGTGTCATGATCTGAACCAGCAACAGTAGCTCCGCCACCGCCACCACCAGCATAACCAGGTGTACCGCCTAATCCACCATCCTTTCCTTGAGGTGGACTAACTGGAGGTGTATTTCCTGTTCCACCTGAGTTACCAGGTGTGAAAGCTCCTCCACCACCTGAACCACCGTCTCCTCCTTCATCAGCTCCACCAGCTTCTACACCAGAACCTCCACCACCACCACCTGCTGAAGATATACAGAATCCACTTGAAGCACCACCACTGGTACCCTTAGAAGGGTTAGAAGTTGATCCTGCTCCACCGCCTCCAACTGTAATTGTATATGGTTGTACTGAAACTGCTGTTCCACCAGTAGCTGGATTAGGATAAGAATATCTATAACCACCTGCTCCACCGCCAGCTGAACCTGAACCTTTACCACCACCTGCACCTCCAGCGACAATTAAATAATCTACTGTCTTTGAGCCTGCACAATTTCCTACGGCAGATACACATAAAGCACCATCTCCTGTAAATACATGAATTTTGTAATCACCAGAAGTAATAGTAGTATCACCACCAGATGCTGCAACAAAAGCTGGAGTGACTCCAGTTGCATCCTCATCGGAGCCTGTCACAGATTTCCATCCTCTTGTTGCATCTGCATAAACTAAAGTGACAGCTAATCCTGCTGTGCTAATTTTAAAGCTATCATTTGTTCCATTAATTTTATCTGAACCATTTGGGGCAACTGTAATATTGTTTGAAGCGGCTGTCGAAGCATAATCTGAAACAGCTACGATACTACCAACAGCTGCGGCTGGTAAATTAACTGTAATCCCACCTGATGTGGTATTAACAAAATAGCCTGATCCACTTGCTGCTGTTACCGTTCCTGTATGAATACTTGTATCCCAATCAACGGTTCCTTCTCTTGCAGCAGCAAGAGAAGCTACTACTCCTGAAGCTCGATATGGGTTATTTCCTACGGATCCACTCATAAATTTTTATCTCCTATTATAATGTCTGATCTAAATAACTGATAACAACGTCAACATTTGCCGAACTAGCGGTTTGAGCTGAAAGCACATCGGTTGCTTCTAGAACAATTCTTGTTGTGTGTTCAAAGGTTGCATTAGCAGCTAAAGCTTGATCAGAATAAATTTCATAATCGTTGGCGCCCGCGTCATCTCGTATATATAAATCAAAAGTTTCTGCGGCTCCCGCAGTTTCACAAATCGATATATTGAGTATCGTATAAGTGTGTCCAGATGCTGCCGCTAACAAATCATTTTCAGAATCTGTAACTCCTGCTACCAGCTTTACTTTCATTACTTCACTTGCCATATTTTCCTCCTATTAAAATCCCATTATTAATGATTTGCCTGTTGAGGATACAGATGGGTTCATTGAACCCTCAATAGCTACAACTCCAGTTCCATTTGGAGTTAAAGTAATTGCACCATTAGCCGCATCGGTTATTGTGAATGTTCCTGATGCTGTACCATTATTTGTACTTAAAATTAAATCTGTTGTACCGCCTGTCGTTACAGTCAAAGTTCCAGCACCATTTGAACGTAGAGTTG